TAAAAGAAGTTCCTGATTATTTGAAAGACTTATTTGAAAGCAATGACGAAGATGAAAAGTATGATTTATTCGTTAGATTTCTTTCTGATTGCGGTGTTTCTTAACATAGCTTATAACGTTCTGTGGCTTGCTCGTCGTTGTGGTGAATGAGCCTAATATTAACAAATAAAAAACAACCTTAAAATTATGCCTAAAAATTCAAACAAAGCCACAAAGCCACAATGCGTGCAAACCGATGTTATAAGTAGCTTTTTTAAGAAGTTATTTAGATTTCATTATTATCGATTTCATAAACCAAAATGGGGAACTTTAAAAGGTGCGACTAAATATTATTTATCAATTACTTTTTTTAATAGATGGAATTTGAATTTTAGAATAATGAATCAAGATAATAGTTTCTTTTTTAGAAATGAAGAATTGTATAGTTGGTGTTTGAAAATAAAACAAAGAAATATAAAATTTTAAATTATGGAAGACATTTTAATAGAATTTCAGATTTACCTTAATAATAAAGAATTAATTAATAATTACGATTGGGATTTTGAAAAAGAGGCTAAAAGATTTATAAAACAAAGAGTTGTTAAGCCTCAAAAATGCCAATGCAAACGAGCAACTTTTACAAGAACGGTTGATGCTGATTTTAATTGTCTTTGTGGCAAATGTGGTCATCCGATATAGTTCGGTTAAAGTTACTTATAACTACAAGATAACACCATAAAAAGTATTACTTTTCTTTGCAAACCCTTATAAAATATGAAAAAATACGATAAAAACCAAAGTTTCAAATGTGATGAAGAATTAGACAAATTCTTAAAATCATTATCTAAAAAATCTAATTTTGTAAGGGTTGCAATTATTGAAAAAATAGAGCGTGAAAATCTTATTAAAAAAGACAACAGAAAAAAAGCAACGTTAGAAGATTTAAAAAGAAGTTTAGAGAATTGCTTTTAATAAAAAATTCCCGCTATATAAGCGGGGTTTTATTTTTTATATAACTTAAAATGAAATAAAGTACAAATAGTATTCCAATAAGCAAAATAAAGCGATTTGCGAGCGTTTCAATTACTACTGAATAGTCTTTTTCTTTTGTGTCAATATCTTGCTTTAAATCGCTTTTATTTACTTCGTTTGATTTTTCTTTAATAATTTCCTTTGTATAATTATTGGTTATTTTAGCGTTGTGAAATTCTTTTCCACCTATTAAAATTGGTCTGTCTAAATCTACTGGCTCTATACTAAAATTATTTGAAAATTTAGTAGCGTCAATTTCTGTATTTTTTTCAGATTCCGTTTTTAAATCAGTTTCTGTACTTGATTTTTTTACAGTACTGCAACCTATTAATAAGATTGCGGTTAGTATTAATATTGTTTTTTTCATCTTATCTTGTTAATGTAAATGCATAGCTATTTTTTCAACCGCCCTATTTATTAGAGCGGTTTTTTTGTTTTATATATTTGGGTACTTTATGCCGTTATCAATTATAACATTCTTTTTATCAATTAAGGCTTTTAATGTTTTTGGAGTATGTCCGAAAGTCATTTCAAAGTGTGGTGCATCGTATAAACTTTTAAAATTACCGCCCCATTTCCAACCCTTACTTTTGAAGTAATTAGTTACTTCCATCCAATCAGCTTGCAAATCTTTGTCAAAGTCTTTTTTAACGTCCCATGAAGCGGTTTCAAATGTTCCGTTGTTATCGGTATCAACTAATAAAACAATATCAAAAGCAAGTCCGTAATTATGAATACTTTGCCACGCATCAGCATTTGTTACTTTAGGGCGTTGTTTAAATAATTTGCTTTGTTCTTCTGGTGTTCTGAAAACATAAGCAAATCTTAAACGTACATTTTTACCTAATAAATTATTAGCTTCTTTGTATTGTTGCAAAAGTTGCTTTCTAATTTTAGGGTGCGCTTGTTCTATCCTTTCAAGTGTTATTTTGTCCATATCTTTTTTTTACATACAACTCGCTTTGTCGTCGAATAGTTTTATTAATTTATCCATATATTTTGTCAAATTATACTCTATTTTCTCAATCAATAAGCTGATAAAATCATTTGATTTAAACTCCTTTTTAGCTATAATTGAACGTATAGAATTAAAGATACTTATTCCTTCATTTAAAACCATTATTTTCATAACTATAGTTACCATTTGCTTAAAATCTGCAAAGCCTAATCCTTTAGCAACTAAAGCCAAAACCATTATGATAATAAGTAATAGTGATTTTTTTAGTAAACCAGCCCAAAAAGTTGTTGATTTAAACTTCATTGTTGGAATTACTGAAGCTTTTACTGCTCCAGTAAACATATCTATAAAAATTAATATAATTAAAACACTCGCTATTTCTTTATCTATTTGCAGATATACAACAACACCATACAAAAAAGCCTTTATTTGGTCTATAAATTTTTCCATGTCGCTAAAAATAGTATTGATAAAACAAATAGAAAAGCGTAATTAATTATATTACTATAATCACTCCAACAAACTGGAGCAATTATAGTAATTAAATTAAAAACAAAGTATAGGATAAGAAATAAAACAATAAGTTTCTGTCTTATACAAAATCTCAATCTTTCTGAATGAATTAAAATAGCCAAAAATATAACTCCAAATTCAAAATTTACGAGGGCTGGGTAAATTTTGTAAGCATAAACTTCTTGCGGTACATAATTCTGCATTTGCATACTCATGAACTCTATCAAAATAATAGCTAAAAAAGCATACATTTTGATATTTTTTGCAATGTTAGTTTTTGCTTTTACTACGATGTCATTTGCTAATTTGCAAATTAAACAACTTCCTTTAGGGTTAGAAGGCATATTTAATTGATTTAAAAATTGATACTATTGTTAATCCTACAAATATAAAACACCAAGTCCAAATCCAATTGGCGTTAATTTTTCTCAAATTTACACAATATTTTTTATTTGCTTTGTGTAAATCTGTAAAACTTTTTGCTATTATATACTCGAAATCGTGCGTTACGCTCATCGGTTCAAGTCCTTTTATTAGCCATCGGTCGTTTATTACGCTTGTGCCGTTAAATTCTTTCGGGTACATTGTAAAATATAACCACGCCTGATAAAAATTATCATCTACTATTCCGAAGTTCTTATACAAACTAACTATCAAAGAATAATCTTTATCTTTAGGATTCTCAAAATAGTTATTCTTTGACTTCTTATTTAGAATAAATACTAATAATAAAAAAGCTATTATGTAAATCATATCGCTAACATTTGATTAGTTAAAGTTTCAGCATCTTGCATTGTTAATGTTTCAGGAACGTTTTCCATCATAACAACTATTTGTTCAGCTTTTACAAAATCGTTAATTTCAAGCATTGTTAAAGCCTTTGTTCTTGCTCTTTCAATCATAGCTGTAAAAGATAAATAAGCACTTTCGCCTTGCTCAAATTTATCAATAACTAATTGATTCATTTGCTGTTCTGTTATGCCAAAATCTAAAGCTTCATTTGCTATCATTTTAGAAACAAAAGCATCTGTAATGTTACCTTTTGCAACTGCATATTTATATCTATACTGGTCGGCTTGTTCTTTGATATATTCCCAACCTAAACTAATAGGTTTGCCGATTGAAGACGCTAAAGCTCTTTGACGTAAATAGGAAAAAGCATTTGTTATTCTTAATGTTAAATCAATAGATTTTAATTGCGCTATTTCTTCAGGTGTTGCTTCTATTAATTCAACCCCTACAATATCTTTATCTAATAAATATTGTTGAAATTCCGCAGTACTATCATCTAAAGGAATTTCCACTCCGTTTAGATAAATCTTCCCTGTTGATTTTGAAATTGTATACATACTAGAATATTAATTGTTTAACATAGGTTTTAATCCATCTAATTGAAGCAGCTACACCTGTATTTCTGTTTGAGCGATTCACACAGTTAACGAATGCTTTGTTCAAATCAGGACACTCTAAGCCTGTAAATGTGTGACTAATTTCAGCACCATTAATTAAATTGGTTAAAGTCAACTTAATTTGAAAGTCTAATTGATTTAAAACTTTATTTGATTCAAATTTTAACATATAGATATCAGAACCTACCGTATGAGCTGGGAAATTTGAATTTGTAGGTATTTTTAAATAACTTGCGGTTGCGTCAATTCTTTTACAGTAAAAAGATAAATTTGTATCTGTAGGGTCATTTCCAACACCCACAAAATCAGTTGTAAAATTAGCTATATCTAAGTTTGGAATATTAGATAATAAGCTATACGAACCAACTGCTGTTACATGATTAGTGTTTGTGTCATTATTTCCAAAAATAAAATATGCTTCAATCCCTTGACGATAATGACCCTCTGCGCTATTATTCATTTTAGTTCCAGCATTTGAGCCAGCAGTTGTTGCACTAAGGAAATTAAAAAAGTGATACGAATTATAGAGTGTAGTGCCTGTCCTAGGAACTAAAGTCAAAGTACCGTTTGATGTTAATACCGTAGTTGGAGTATTTGTATAAAGAATTACATTATTTTGATAAGAAGCCGTGTAACTGAACCAATAGGAATATAAGTCAGATTCCGAAGTTCCACCACCCCCAATCTGAACATAAGCCGAACCACTCCAACGATAAGTCTTATTTGTATCTAATGCGACATAAATAATTCCCGTTTCTCCAGTTACAGGAAAAGAAGCTAAATTGGCAAACTCAAGCACGTCTTTAAAATCATTCGTAGCCTTTGTACCTTGCGAACCATCTGCATTAATGATATAAGCACGCTCTACGCCAGCTGTGGTGTCTTTGTTGAGTTTTGAATCTAAAGCACTTTGTAAGTCTGTTTGATTGGATAAATTACCTGTAATATCGCCCCATGCACCACCGCTAATATTAAATATATTCTCATTTTTTTGAAAACAAGGACAATTTAAGTTCTCAAGCTCTTCCATAAAAGCATTACCACTTGAAGTAGTAAACGGACTTGTAGCTCCTAAATCGTAAATTTCGCAATCTATAACATTATAGTTTTTTGATTTTAATCCGTTCTCGTAAACTATTGTTATTACATTATTTAATAAATTAATAGTAAATTTAGAAGGCGAAAACAAACCTATTTCGCTATCTTCAAACAACCAATATTTATCTCCTTTTTTAGTTATTTTTAACATAATTATTTACCTTTACCGATTCTTGTTACTGCTAAATATCTATTCTTTATAGTTGTTGCTGAACTTGGGTATAGATAAAATTCTCCGCCGTTAGTTAAAAAAGTAGCTGTAACTGGAAATACAAAAGAAACACTACAATTATCTTCAAATCCAGCTCCTTTAACTAAAGGAAATGTTTGTGAACGATACACAACCCCATCAACAACAAAATTACAATTAATGTACTGGTCTGTCCCTGCTGGATTTATTGAAGTAAAAGCAAAATCAACGCTTATAATATCGTTTAAAGATATTGGTGTTACTTTAGCGTTTGCATTCATTAAAGTTAAACCTCCATTTTCTTCTAAAGTCCCACTAAAATAAATTAAATTTTCAGTTAACGCTGTTAAATTTTGTGTATTTATTGTGTCAACTCTACTTTGATAACCTGTTATTTGTTTGGCTTTAGGTTTGCTGTAAATACTTGGGACACCTAAAAATCTATCGTCTAACTCTAATTTCAAGCCGTCTAAATATAATGAAGTAATTAATAAATCTGTATTCATTATAAATCTAAAAGTCAATACATCGCCAGCGTTTAAACTTATAGATTGAGCAAAAGTATTCCAATGTAAATTAGTCCAATCCCCATTAACTGCTAAATTATTATCATATGTAGTGTCTGTTGATAAAATACCATTTACGAAAATTTCAACAGCAAAATCAATGCTATCTGTCGGGTTTACTTTTTTTAATCTATAACTAAAAATATAATTTGCTGTTTTAGGTGCTGTTACGCTGTAATCTGATAAGTTAAAGTTAATAAACTTATTTAAACCCGAACTTGTAATATCCATTTTAATAGAACTACCTTCATCAAAATGAAAATTAGTATTATAATTAACAGCACCATTAGCCATTCCAGAAGTAATAATTAAAGTTCTATCTTCCATTATAGGTAATAGGTTTTCGCTGTATTCTGCTCTACATTGTTGTATTTGTACTACTTGTGCCATGATTAATTTAAAGATTGATAAGTTTGATTAATGATTATTGTTTCTCCTACTCCCATCGAGCCAACTAAAGTCAATGCATCTGAATTAAAAGACAATACCACATTGCCGTTTGAATTGCTACCTGTTAACGTATAATTTGTATAAGGCTCAAATTCAGAGTTTGTAACTTCTAAAATTTCCTCTACACTACTTAAAATAGAACCGCTAATATTTGTTATACTTCCATATACGTGTATATTGCGACCTGTTTTAGTGAATTGCAAATTATATGTAAAATTAGTACCTATTTTAGTAACTACATTTGTAGTAGCTTGAGTGTCTGAAATTGGTATTGGGTAAATTTCATTAACCAACTGCAAAGAGGCTAAGCGAACCTTTGCTTGTGTTATTATTGCAGTTAATTGCGTATTAATAGCACTTATTAAATTTGTTTTTGTTGCCATATTATTAATTTACTAAAAATTCAGTGTTATCAAATTCTGTTGATTCAAACTCTCCATCTAATATTGTAAAAGGTAATTCCGTATAAGGTAAAGAACCATAAAGAATTGAACTATATTTATTCGCTGGTATAATAATTTTATAACTACCATTACTCACAAAATTATACACTTGTTCAAAGGTAGTAAAATTTATTTGTATTAAGTCTAAATAAGAAATAAAAATATCATCTTTGTATAAAGAAACTTTTAAATCCGCATTATCAGTATCGATGTCGTGATTAAACACTAATTGTATTAAATCATTAATAGTATCTAAAGTATAAATACTATTCGGATAGTTACTAACTAATTGTAAAGGTTCTGCCATTTGCAAAATCCTTGTATAAGTATCATTGTAATTGACAGCTCCTATAAATTCACTCGAAAAAGTGTTTTGATTTCCTTGTATATCGGAATCTTTTAATAAAGGCTTGTCGGTTACTCTAATTCCTTGTACGTACACTTGTGTTTTAGATAAAAGTAAATTTAAACGTCTGTAAACAAAGTTATCTAACATTTCAAAAACATACTTTCTCATTTCTGTAAACGTAGCTTTTCCACTTACTTTAGTTCCTGTTTCTTGAACATAGCTTTTAACTTCACTTTCTTGTATTGAACGTGTAAAAAAGCACTCCAAAGCTACTGACTGCATATAAGCATCAGAAACATTTTTATAATCAAATTCAGTAGTTAAATTTACATTTTCAGTAATAAACATTGGATTTGAATACCAAATCCCGTTAGGGTTAATATTGTTTACCAACTTTATTAAAACTAACTTTCTTTGGAAATCAACGCCAGTCGCAAATTCAATATAATTGCCGTTTGTGTTTTCTGAAATATAAACGTGTTCGGTAATATCTTGTAAATTAGTTCCGCAAATATCAGCAATGTAACAAGTATATTCTCCCTCGAAAATCATTTCAATAGGTGTCTTTTGTGTATAGAATTTAAACGGATTTAAAACTATTTGATTAGCATAACCTAAAATAGCATTATCGTTTAAGTCTAAGTTTAAAGCATCGTTTAGGTTATTCTTAAACCTTATTATACTATCATTCATTTAAAAGCGGTATTAAATTGTTTGTGAAATCATCTACGTTATCATAAATAATTCCGTTAATTGAGAAAAATTGATATTCTTTAGGGTTTAATAGAAGATTATTATTAGCGTCGTACAAATTTACAAAATTATTAACTATGTTATAATTAAAAATATTTAAAGTATTCAATTCTGTAATTAAATTATCTTGCTTTTCTTCTAAAGTTAAAATTAACTCCTGACTTCTCCATGTATAACGAGCGTCTTTGATAAATCCTTTTACTATATTACCACTATTTAGAATTATTCTAACATAACCTTTTAAATCTCTTACTTCTGTAAATAATTCAGCAGCGGTGTCGAAATCACAAAAAACCTTAGCGTTAAATACTCTCCCATTTAAAATTCTATCTTCTGTAATTTCAATAGGTGCAAAGTCGATAATGTTTGAACTTTCTCCAGTCATTCGAGTTATTAACTCATTATTTATCTTAATTTCTGTTACATTTGCATCTTTACCGATTAGATATTGACCTGCTGTATTGATAAACTTTAACCACTTATTAGTTATTCTTTTTAGGCTATATTTTAAGTTTGAATAATTATCAGGATTTGAAACACCCTCAATTAGTGTAAAGCCTTGATTTGTTCTATTTGTGTATAAAACACCTTGTAAAACGTAAGTAAAAGTAATTGATTTTTCTCCATTGCTGTTTGACGTTGGAAAATTATTTACATAAGATAAACGAATAGTAAAATCTTCTAAAGCTGTAATAATAAAAGTAGTTCCAGCTGTTAAACCTGTAAATGATACACTTATTGTTTGTCCTACTTGCATACCTAAATTAGTCCATACAAAAGTACCATTTGAAACAATTTCTAAGGCGTTGGTATCTTCTAAAATTCGGTATCTTAAAAATTGTGTAAAAGTATTTTCTGTATTTGGAGCTAATTCCACGCAATCCAAAATAAATAAATTTTCATCATTTTCTAAAGTACGTGTTTTGCCGTCGATTTGATTACCTTTACGTCTTTGCTCCTCTATTAATTGAGCTGAGCGAATATGATTAAACTCTAAATTATAAATTGCATCAGCTTTTTTGCTTGGTATTTTTAATTGTAACGAAGTATGTATATCGTCGTTTGTATCAACTTCATTTCCTGTCCTATCTGAACTACTCTTTTTAAACTTTACGTTAAATAGATTGATTGAATAGTCGCTATTTGCTGTATAATTATAATCGTTGCTTGGTAGTTCTGTAAAATTAGCTATTTCAGTATCTTTATAGTAATTATTTATAAAATCAATTTCTATTCCGCTGTTTGTTATTTGATAGTCAGCAAAGGCTTCGTCACAAAAACTTGCATAAGTGTCTTTAAACTCGTTATTAAAGGCTTGATTAGATAAATTACCCAACATTCTACCATTAAAACAAAAGTTATTCCAATATTCAGAAGGATTATTAAAAACACCTAAATCGTTTAATGTGGTGTCGTATGAATGCGCTTGATGTCTTAGTAAATCGTATAGTCTAATCCCTTTTACAATTGTTGAAATTGCTGTTGAAGTTGCCGTAATACTTACTTTCATTTCTTGCATAACTCCATTAACTTGATAAAAAGAATCGTTTAAAGTATCAGAAACATTAAAATTAGTAATATCACAAGCAATGTAAATCCATAAACGCATACCTTGTTGCATAGATGGTATGTTTGCACTTACTTCTGTTGGGAAAAACTCAATAGGCGTAGAAGATGTGTTTGTAAATGTTTTTTCATATAAAACAATAGTTTCTAAATCAGCGCCATAACCATCATCAAAACCATACTTTAAATATAACCTTACAACTCCATTAGCACTTGTAATTATACTTGTACCTATATTTGCCCTTAATTGACTTGAATAAGCTATTAAATCAGTTATTTCAACCTTAATGTTTGATAAATCGCTTTTAGCTTCTAAATAAGTATAAGAAAGTCCATCTGTTGGAAATTCAGCACCATTAATTGCGTATCTTGTTGAGAAAAAAGATAGTGTATTTTCAACACCAAAATTATTAACTACATTTGAATTATTAGCACCTAATTTAATAAAAGTATCGTGAGTTCTAAACGCTATTCCTTGTACCTCGTCGCCTTGACTTTCCCAACTACTAAATTGAAGTAATGGTTTTGCCTTCAAAAATATATCATGCGTTTGACATGGTATAATTGGTAAACCGCTTATGCTATTATCACTAAAAGCGTCAATTTTAACGCTATCGTTTTTCTTAATGTATGATTTTAAAGTATTTTGAGTTACTTTAAAAGATATTTCGTTGTCGCTTACTTTATAAGTCAATCCGTCTATCTCGCCTGTTGTGAAGTCTGTCCCATTGTAATTGATTATATATTCTACTGACATTTCCCAACCTCTCGTATTTATTTCGTTTAACAAATAATCAAAACCATGTGAAGCTAAATTAAAAATTGTTCCATCTGGTAAAACTTGGTCAACGTCTAATAACTCAAAATGTTCACGCTGTAATTCAAGTTCGATATCTTGATTAGCTATCATTACATCTCGTGAGTGCCTTCCTTTTTCTCTTTTAACCTCGAATGTAGAGCCGTCAAACTTAAACGGCTCACTTATCTCAATTCTACCAATTAAAGGTAAATCTTTAAAATCTAAATAGTGTTTAAACATTATTTTATTGTTCTTGATTTCATTGTTAATACTGAATTTACTAATTCTCTACGCTGTCCGTTTACTCTTTCGTAGTATCTTGTTCCGCTTTCATTATTTACCATTGTAAACTCTGACTTGTTAGCAACTACACTTGTAAGTCTGTCAAGCCTTGCGTTTAGCGGTTCTAAATTTAATGAATTATTATTGAAATTAGAAGTATTAATTCCATTAGTTAACATGATATTATTAAAATCTTGATTAAATCCGTATAAATCCATCATTTTTTTAGTCTGAGTTGCTGTGTAGATTTTGTCCCCTTTTTCAAGTTTCTTTAATCTTGCCCCTTTTGAACTTCCGTAATCTTTGATATTCCCTTTGCTATCTGTATGTAACTCCGCCCCTTTTTCATCTGTCCACGCTAACCCCTCTGGAGCGTTTTGCGTTCCTTTATAGAATTGTGGTATTGGCTGACTTGCTGTCATTGCTAATTGAGCCGCTCCGATTGCACCAACTAACAAAGCTAAAGGAATACCAGCTGGAGGTGGAGTTTTAGCAAATACCGCCATAATAGCCTGAGCCGTATTAGTAGCAATATTAAACATAGCTAATCTCTTTTGGCTTTCAGCTTGTTGGCGTTGTATTCTTTTGCGTCTTTCTTCATATTGTCTGTCGATTTCTTCCCTTGCTGTTGTGCTTTCTCCAGCAAATAAAATTGATACATCTCTTTGACGTTCTAAATTGCTGTACATTTGCTGATAGTTAGCATCTGACATTGTAGAAAGCGTATTAAAGGCTTGTTGGAATGCTTCACTAATTGCCAAACCTACTACTTTAGCTTTTTCTTCTACTGTTTCAAAGTTTTGGTTTAATAAATCCATTACTTTAAATACTTCACTAAATCCAGAATCAGCCGAAAAACTATCTACAAAACCTTTAAAATAACCTTGTGAATCAAAGAAAGTTTCATTTAATGCTTTAGTACTACCAGTTAATTTTTGTATATCAATATCAACCGCTTCGATTAGTCTTTTATAACCCTCCCATGCTGGGTTATTATCCGCTAAAGTTTTTTGTTGCTGTTGTAGTGATGCTTTTAATTTTTCGTAATATTCTAATGTTCCAAATTTAGGGTCTTGTACTGATTCCTGTTTCTTTTGTTCTCCATAAAGTGCCTCGTAAGCATCAGTTACTAATCTTAAATTAAACTCTAAAAACTTATATTGTGGGTTCAAAATAGACATTTTATCCATTTGAGCCTGTAAAGCTGAAATAGTATTTTGAAATGCATCTCTTGAATTTGCTTCTGCTGTAAATTCCTCTTGCTGTAATTCAATAGATTTCTTTTTAATCTTATTACCTTTTTCTTTTGTATCGTTTAAACTTCCCTCAAGTTCAATTTGCTTACCTTTTAAATCGTTTATAATAACGTCATTTGAAGAAATAGCCTTTTGAAAAGCTACAACGTCTTTTTCTATCTCTAATCTTTTTTGTTGTGTTTTGTTTAATTGGGTTGAAATAGTAGCTAAACCTTGAGCACTTAACCCATTTTCAACCGCTGTTCTTAAACTATTCCTTTGCTGTAATTCAATAGCTTTTAAAGTTTTAAGTTCTGCTTCTAAATCAAATAAGCGTTCTTTTAATTTTACATTAGTTTCTGTTGCTTTATTTAATTGCGCTCTATCTTTTAACGCTTGGTTTAATTGTTTCATTACAACCGTTATATTTCCATTTAACATTTGTTCATCTGTTAAATTCTTGAAATATAAAGGATATTGATTGCGTAAATTAGTTAAAGCAATATTTCTTTTTTCCGATTCTAACGTGGAATTACGCATAACACGTAGATTTTTTTCTACTTCTGTACGCTCTGAAATACTTGCTTTTGTTCCTTCGCTTTTAGACTTGTTAAACTCTTTTTGATTTTTATTAAGTTCATCTAATGCCTCGCTTGCACCCCATAAAGAAGAAACCCAATTAACTATCTCTTTACCATATAAAGTCAATAATGTAACACCAACGCTTAATAAAGTTTGAAAACTAAATAAAGCACCCGCTAACTGAACTAAAGCACTTTTTGTCGGTTTTCCTTGTGCTTGTAATTCTTTATTTTGTGCAATTACATTTTGCATTGCATCGAAGAAAATAGGTAAGTTATTCGATATTGCCATAAATCCAGTCTGTACTGAATTTGCAAAAGCTGGCATCTCTCTACCTAATTGAGCAATCGAGTTATTTAAAGGATTAAAAGAGCCTGCATAATTACCTACATTACGACTGTATTTACCCATTGCACCATCAACACCTTTTAAAGTAGTATCAAGTGTTTTAATTCGCTTTTCAAGATATTGCATTCTTTCAGCTTCAACACGTGAAAGGTTAGCTCCCATTTGTTGACGTGATGCTAAATCTTTATAAGCAAACGATAAACTATTTAATTCCGATTGTAATTTGTTGTAATAGTTACCAGCAACTGCAAGTTTAGCTTCTTCTTTTGCTAATTGGTTAAGAGTTGTTTCTCTTTGCTTATTTAGGGCGTTTCTTGCGTTACTTTCACGAATAGACGCTTGCTCTAATTGTTTTGAAGTAACAACCATTTTTTTATGAGTAGCTTCTAAGCGCTCATTTAAAGCAATAGACTCTTTAACAGACTGGTTCATTTGCTGTGGATTCTTTGGACTTCCACCGCTATTAATCTTTAACCCTTGTTGGTTAATCTTAATAATTTCTTCGTGAGTAACCTTTAAAGAAGATATAACCTTATCAAGTTCGGCTTGTGCTTGCTTACTTACTAATATATCAATTACGTTTGCCATTATTTTTTACTTTTGTTTTGTGATTCAACTACTTCTTGAGCTTGCTTTTGATAGCCTATAAATTCCGCTACATTTAATTCCTTTATTTTAAGTGAATATCTTAGCTCTAATATTCGAGTTATGTTGATTAATTCCTTTTCAAAGTTTGGTTTATCAGCTTTTTCTTTTTGTCCCTCGTCTAATTTAGCACGCAATAATTCAATCTTTGTCTTAATTCCTTGTATTCTATTAGCTATCTTTTCAATCTGTTCAAACACTTCTTTATTTCTGTCAATTCGATAATTCCATTGTTCTAAAATATCAATCATTTTATCAAAGTTTTCTTTTCCTTGCAGTTTATCATAATGCCATAAAGATTTAAGCAAAAGAGAAACGCATTTATATTTATTTTCTAAACGCATTATTTCAAACATAGTAATATATCGATTTTCTACTTTTCTGTTATTCGTTAGCTCAATATAATCAGTAAAAAATAAGTCGGCTACATTTTGAAGTTTACTTGAATCCTTAAAACTCTTTGAAAACCATTTTAAATCATTTGTTTCAATAAACATTTTGAAGTTATAAAGTGGCATCTTTTCACAAGTATCGAAATAACTATCCGATTTGTTGCTTAATAAACTTTTGAAGTTCTGGAAGGATAATTTCATAATTTAATTTGTGTTGATTTTGTGTAGTAAGTCCGAAAATATTATTATAACCTCTAAAGAATCTATCTTTGTCTCCTGAGCCTGTTCCTGTTGAACCTATTTCAATTTGAGTTAAATTAGGTAAAACCTCGACATAAAAACCTCTAAAGAAGTTACCACTATCAGTAAAGTTATAAGGTTGTCCGATTTGATGAAAACCTCCCGCTTCTGTAAAAGAGTTCATTCGGTATAAACCTGTAAAAGTTTTATCGGTATTCTCTAATTGTTTATTATCAAATCCGATATGCTGTTCAATTTGTGAAGAATTTAACTGAATTATTTTATTTTCATTTCTGTAAATGATATTTTCAGTTTCATCAAGTATGCTATTTCTAACCCCTTGAAGTTTTACCATTAAATCGTATGGAGAGGTCATTTTAAGTAAGTTTTAGCACTTAATTACGGAACTTGAACCGATTGCACGCCCTTATACGTTTTAAGTTAAGGGAGCGTTTTTAAATTACCGCCCCCTTTTAGAATTATACTACTACTGTTGTAGCTACGTTTGATTTATACAAACTACCATCTAAATTAATAATTGAAGCATTTAAAACGCTATCAAATAATTGTAATAATACTACATCTGCTGTTGCAAAAGCCGGAACAGTAAGAGTGTATTCTCCATCGTTTGTACCAGCTGTCAAAGTTGTAATAGTTACCGTTACTCCGTCAACTTTTAATAAGAAATCTTCTTTAGCTAAACCAGTTAAAGCGACTAATTTATTATTAGATTTTGCATAAACTTTTACGACCAAACTTACAGCCGCATTCGTTGGAGCTGTTAAAGTAATTTCAATATCATTATAACCGTCTAAATCTTGCTCTGCTGTAAAATCTAAATTCTCATTAGAAACAAAAGCAACATCGCTATCAAATTGAGTTCTTGAAATTTGAACCATCAAAGATTGTGAGTTTTCCATTCCGATTTTGTAACCTCCAACACCAACATACTGGCAATCTAAACCTCTAAAGTTGCCTTGTCTGTCTAAAGCTCCAAACATATCATTTTTAACGTCAAAAATGAACATATCGTAGTTTTTAGAGCCTTCTAATTTAGTTAAAGCCTTGTGAAAATGTAAACCATTATCAAACACAAACGTAAAGTCGTAAGGGTTTAATAAAGTTGTGTACTTAATTCCTGTACTTTCTCTTGTTC